TGTAGCATTTAAACCTCTTTCTTTTAGGTATCGAAGTGCTTGACGGACTACAACGTCGGAAGTATCTGCTTCTGAAAGTGTTTTATATTCTTTAGGTAAAGCTAGAGCTTCAACTTTAACTCCGTGCTCTTCTTGATAGGAAATCTTAACATAATTCTTAAGCTCTTGAATTTTATGGTCTGGGGCAGATACAGCCTTAAAAAGACTAACGAGTTTCTTTCCTTTCTTGTTGCATACCCAGCAATGCCAGTGATGAATGCCTTCCTCGTTTTCTTTAAGATTGATCTCTAATTTTGGTTTATAATGATTACAGAAAGGACAATTATAGGAGAAGTTATCTCCAGATGTCGGCTTACCTGCCCCAATTACACTATTTACTAGACTTACTAGTAGATGATTTACCATTAATTAAATATACGACCTTAACCGGGCAAGTGCAAGTCTTTTCGGAAAATTCTGGACATAATGTTGTCGTTGTATGAATTTGTTTCAAGTACATCATATTTACATTGATAAGCAATTTCATAATAAGTTAGCTGTTTTTTTGAAAAACACAACTTTAAAATTTCCCTTTTAAATTTATCTTCACCAACCTCTTTAACTTCGGCAAGTAACGGTTTACATGATCCCCAATATTCTCTCCAGTTAGATTCTTTACTCACTTTTTTCTTAGTAGGCTTCCTTCCAGGGCCGGACTGTTCTGAAATTTCTTTCTTTGTGAGTTTTTTAGTTAAGGTGTTAGTGAATACTTTTCTACCAATGTAGAACTTACCAGTCTCAATGTTTGTTATCATATAAACAAATCCGACTGCTTTGTCTTCAAATTGATATTCTTCTGTAACTTCTTTATTTTCGTAAAACCAATTGGACATAAATTTTATCTATCTATATTAATTAATACTGTTGTATCAGTTGTGTTGTTACTTGGTAGTGGTTTGGCTAATTTACCTACTGCGATTAAGTCTTGATTTTCATTATACAATCCAACAGTAGTTATGTATGGATTAAAATAAGACCCTGTTACAAAATCATAAACTGTCCCGTCTGTTGATCCTGAGATTAATGATGGGTTAAGAGAGAAATTAAATTCTGAAGGATCGAAGGTGCATTTATACTGTGTCTCAAAAATAGTGAATGAACTACTAAAAGAACAGGTTACATTTGCGGATGTAATTATATTTTCAATAAATGGATTCGGACCTGCCCCATAAACGTCTGTTCCATATATCCCGGTTCCGTAATAGGGTCCACCTGCTGCATTATCTTTTGTTAAAACAATTAAACCATGTTGATATATAATATTACCGCAGTACTCTCCGTCTAAGGAGAAATATAAGTTTCCATTACTATCATCTGTGATACTTCCAGAATCGGCAGTTATAACAAAAGAACCTGGTTGTATCGTATCTCCGTATAGCTTAGAAGGGATTGAAACTACTCCGATAATAGCACTAGAGGATGTTGGAAAGTACCTTTCATATGGTAATGTTGATTCTAGGTAGTTTTCATACCTACCAGCAGAACTTGTAGAACCTACTAATACGTCGCCAGCGGTGTTTGAACCGGGTACTATGAATGGAACCGATACAGGGTCTCCGTAACTTGAGCTTAAGTAGTTAGAGTAGTATAATTCTTTGGCAGAGTTATAAATTAACCTTTTATACTCGGTAGTAATTTGACCTGTAGTAGCTTCATTTAAGCTAAATAAACCTTGAATGTTTTGTCCTAGGAACCTATCAATACCAACAGTAGATCCGGTAAGTTCAGCCGCTCCGGTAAACCGGAAGGCTTTATTCACTTCAAATGGAGTGACTATTATGTCGGATGCTAGTAGTTGTTTGAACGCAGTCATTCATTTTAGAAATCAAGCTTAACTCTAATTAGAGCTTCTTTAGTAAAATCTTTTGTTAAGGGCTTTGATAATTTTGCTACAGCAAGTAGTTCGTTAGTATCGTTATAAAATCCTACTGTAGTCATGTATGTCTGAGGAGAATTAATAAAGTTACTGAAGATAACATCTCCTGTAGATCCTGAAATGAAAGAAGGATTTTCTGAGTAGTTAAATTCACTATTCCTTGCTCTAACGAATACGAAATCCGAAGTTACTGTTTCTTCGCTATTAACTTGGAATGAAGCAGCTCCAGAGATTGCAGTAAATAATCTACCGATGTTTAATCCGTCTGAATCAGAAGATCTAGAAGGTTGTAAATTAATAGATTGTGATAAAGCTAGAGGGTTGAGAATGATAGTTGCAATATCCGGTAAGAATAAACCGTAAGATCCTGAAGATATTGAATAGCCGTTAGCATTTACGCTTGCATTAGCAACTCCGTTTGAACCAGAAATAATCTGGTAAACTCTACCGCAATCTAAATAAGTATCGGTTGATACCATCCCAGAATTATCTGTAAGTTTTAATGTCTGTATACCGGAACCTGATAGAGTAATATTAAAAGTACCTTTTAGTAGGTGCTCCTTGTACCTTGCTCTATCTATAGAGATTGCCCAGAAATCAGAAGCCGTTACAGTTCCAAAAATAAAGTTTGCTGTTTCACTTCCGTAGATTAGGTTACGGTATTGGCCGTAAACTGTTCTTGTTGGTGATACACCGGGTACTAAGTCGTTAAAGTTAGCACTTCCTGATCCATACTCATTACCGTAAGCGATTGCAAACTGAACTGCAGATCCTGATACGGTTGAGGCAGTCTGGTATACATTCTTATAGTAACTATCGTTTGTAGATGTTACTGATGAAGTAAAGAATGTAGTTAAAGTTGGGCTATTAGTAGACCAGGCAGTTGCTGTTACTGAGTCAACGCTTACCAAAAAATCTTCTGGATCTAATCTTTTAAATGACATTATCTATAATTTAGGTTGTTTTAGTAACGATTACTGGGATTTGAAGTCTTGCACCGGAATCTCTACCTACTACTTGTAATGTGGCAGATAATTGAGTATTTCCTCCAAATAAGGTATTAATTGTTGTAGCACTTAAATTTAAAGTAGTTCCAATCACTGTCTTAGATACCGAAGTACCGATTGTGGTTGTTTGATTAGAAGCAATAACATCAGGGGTATTAATTCCCACACCGTTGAAGCTATTAAACAACCTAACATCAGAAATTGTAAATGTGTATCCTGAGGATTCAAATAAAGCTGTTTGAGATAGGTAATTTAAAGTCTGAGGAGTAATTGCTAATCCTGCACCTTGCTTGATAGTAATTGAAGAGTAGCCAATATCCAATACTGGCATTCTAGCTGTACCTCTAGGAAGAGTTACGAGCTTGTACTTCATAATTTGAGTTTCATCAGGAAATGCTTCAAGTAGTGGCATATTTTCAATAGCTTCCCCGTAGAAAGCTGAACCTGATGGTTGGTTTGGATTGTACAGAGTGTAATCGATTTCATCGTCTGACAATGCAAATTGTGTAATTCTAAAAGAACCGTCACCGCGGGCAAGTAATTCTCTCCCTTTCGCGGTTAAGATTGCATCAACTGTGACAGCAGTGTTATTTAAGTATCCCATGATTTATTATAAATATGTGTCTAATTTAAGTTTTTAGTTTATTGGAAATCCAGCCTTAGCAGCATTGTCTACAATCTTCTTTAGGTATTCCGGACTATACCCGCTCGGTACTAGGTATCCTGGGCTGTCTACAAATACTACTGCATCTCCTGCACTACTTCTAATTAGGATGTTAGTTTCGTCAGGAATAAATGTTCCTAGTGAAGAAGATACTTCTACAGAACCTCCTAGTATTACATTTAGGTTATACCCACCTAGATCAGTCCCTAGCGTAGGTAACGGTGAAATTAAAGTAATTTCACTTCCGGAAGTAAATAAGTTTTTTACTAACCCTATATTGTCATTGTTTTTATCTAAACTTATAGATGTTCCATCAGGTCCAATTAAAGCTACTCCTTTAACGTTACCTCCTGAGTATGTGCTTCCAACACCAGCTTGTGCTAATGTAATTTTAGAGAAGTATAAGAAGTATGTGCTATAAGTATCGATTACTGCTGTTTGACCATAAGATATATCTCCGGGAGTGTATGTATTGTAGGTTGCACTAGTTAGTTTAGTTCCGTTATACCTGCCTTTAGCCCATGCACTACCGCTAGAGTAGTTTGAATCTTGCACTTGAGCGTATAGAGCAGATTGGCTAATTAATGTTGTAAAGTTTACCGGGTTTAAAGCGTTTTGACTATAATCAACATCATAATATATATTAGATACTCTATTTGAGTAAACATTATTTAATAAGGTATTGTAATCTGAAAAATCGTTAATATCTCCGGGGAAGTTCTGCTGTGTATAGACTGTTGGATCTAAGTAGTAGGTTGATTGGGCTGCTAGGTTATCTATTGATACTGTCCAGTTAGTATTTGTTGAATCTAAAATACTTACTGTTGCACCTCCTATACTACTGCCAAACCTATAATAAACGCTATAAGAACTCCCTGCTTTTAGGTAGTAGTTACTTAGTGTAAAACTATTTTGAAAAGCTTCAGTTCCAGTATCTTGGTAATCAGGTCCGAGTGTATACTCTCCTATAACTTTAGTACCCTCCAGTATAGCAAATTGTATGAAATAATAGGTCCCTACTGTATTGGTTACTGATCCTGAGAAGTTAAATTTTAAATCTGCTTGTATACTATAACCGGGGGTAAAAGTATAAGCTCCTGAGTTGTAGTATGTAGGTGCAGCGGTAACTTGATTTAAGGGTAACGGTAGGTAGGTTCCGCCT